CCCAATTTTGTGATGGCGTGTATGCAGTTATTTTTTTATTTCTTATCATTTTTTAAGTATAAAAAAAGGGATAGGCACAACACCCACCCCTTTTGTATTTAGTTATTAGTTAAGACTAACCGAATGTTCCAACTGAAATTGCAGCATCTTGAACAAGAGCCATATCCCAATAAGAGTTAAGGATTAATCTGTTGGTTCCTTGTATTGCCTGAGTGTAAGGATCCATAAGGATTTCAATACCACCAAACTGAGCAACGTAAACTTTTGACCAATCTCCGTAATAAATTGCAGGGTTTGTAATGTCTGCAATTTGGTTGCTGAATTTAGCCATTATGCCCATGATCATTTCGTTCATGATTAATGGACTAACACCTGAAACTTGTGCTGCTGCGTAAACATCGCTAAACACATCGTTTGAGATTGCAAAACCTAAATTACCTCTATTGTGGTTGTTAGATTGTACTTCTTCCATCAAAGCCAAAACAAGTGCGCTTATTGAAGCGTTTGTCACTGCAGTTTTGTCGTTTCCTAACCATTCAAATGCACCGTTTGCAGTATCATCTGTGAATGCTGCATATTCAAATTTAGCTGCAACCGCTTGCGCAATTGAGTTTCTAAGTGCAGTCTCTAAAGAGAAATTCGCTTGTAATGCTGCTTGTTTTGAATAATCAACATAAGCTGCAAGTCTTCTTGGCGCAAGGTCTTTTTTAGTCATTGCAGTTCCACCATCAATTGCTGATGAAACTTCTGTTTCCCACTGAGTAGAAACCGCTCCAAGAATTGGAATACGTTGGTCTGTTGATGTTGCTATTCTTGTAACTCCAAGATCACCTAATATTGTGTTTGCATAAACTGCATCAACAAAAGATTGTTGCTCAACACCGCTTGTTCCGTTTTCTGTTACAACTGCTCTGTTTAAGATCATTGAAGGAATCACAACACCGTTGGAACTTCTTCCAATTGCGTGCATTTCTTTCTCACCTTCCTGAGCCATTTCTAACTCAACACCTTCTAATTTACCACCAAATGCGGCACGAACTGCTCTACCAAAAGAAAAGTCTCTTACTATTTCTTTTTCCTCTTTGCTTGCTGATGCAACTGGTGCGCCTGCTAAATTTGCTGCTTTCAATCTGATTTCTTCTAATTTTTCTGTTTTAGGAAGTTCTTCAACCAAAGTTGTAAGTCTCTCCATGTTTGTATCAAAAGATACTTTTTCTTCTGCGGTAAAATCTCTATTTTCACCAGAAACCAAAGTTTCCAATGAATCAAGGATATTTTTTACGCTTCCGATTTCTTCACGTATTTCTAAACTATTTTTCATTTTTATGTATTTTTTAATTTACCTTACAAAAATTGCTATTTAAATTATAGGTATTTTGTAACTATTTTAACCTTTGCATAATTTCGCAAATCCGCTTTTGTTTCAACACCCATTTCAACCGGTGCTTCTTCAATTACTTCCAAAGTCTTTTTAAGTTCATCAACCTGATCTGCACTTCTTTTAAAAGCATCTTTGTTGGATCCTGCGCTAACAATAGACCATTCAATCAATTCTTGACGTGTAAAGTAAATAGTTCCACTATCTTCACCATTGTCAACATTGCCGTAACGATACTCGTGTGGAATTGCACCAACTGATGCCATTTTCAAAATACCATCCTGCATTTTATTGAATACTTTGTCTGCCAATGGATTGTTGCCTTCACGCTCAAATGTAACCTCACCTATCAATGAATCATCTTCTATGTACACTCTTGATGTGCCAATTATGGTATCTGGATTTG